ACCGTGGCGACCGTTCCGCTTGACGATGTGTCAGTCAGCGTCACCGCGGCGTTCTTGTAGCGGATACCACTGGTCGTCCAAGCTGCGGCGCTGATGTTGCCGGATAGGCCGAACGAGGTCGCCGCTGCATTGCCCAAAGTCGGCGAGACCAACGTGGGAGAGTTTGAAAACACCACATTGGTTGTTCCGGTCGGTGTGCCGACGGCGACGCCAGCAATCGCTGCGACGGTTGCCGCCACAGAACCCGTGCCGGATGCCGTCACATCGCCAGTGAGCGCCGTGATGCCGCTGCCGCCGCCACCAGGCGCAGGACCGATCTGAGCCTGCGCAATAGCGGGCGCAAATAGAGCGACGAGGATCGCAAGAACAAAACGCATTACAGCCACTCCACATAGAGCGGCGTTGAACCTGCGCTTGCGATGCAATTAAGCTGCCCGGTCGGAACGCCGCCAGTGTTTGGGTTCCACGAAGCAGACTGCCCGACTGCAAGCTGCACTGAGGTTTTTGAGTTGAGCACGCCAGCGGCGCCGAAGGCGCAGGCAATGGTAGCACTGGTAGATGTGTTCTGGATTTGCAGGAACTGCGTAGCGGTCGAGGCGGCAAGGCAATTCGTGGTCGTCGCACCAACCGTGCAGCCGGGGAAATTCCGGGCGGCGGCGGCCTGACCCTGAACGATAGCTGCACCGATTGTATTCGTGCCAGCCGGAATTGAGCCGACAATACCAGCATAAAGACCCTTGAGACATGCAACGACCGTACAGCCGCCAGAGCCAGCGTACACGGTCGTCTCTGCCGTAGTGCCCTCGGTCACGTCACCACCGCTTACGATAGCCCCACTCGCTATCGCACCGCTGGCAATGGCGCCGCTGGCGAAGGCTCCAGATGCTACAGCGCCGCTTGAGATAGACCCAGAAGCGAATGCGCCGCTTGCTATTGAAGCGGACGCCTGCGTTACCGCAACCGTTCCAGTGATCGTCGTGGACGTCAGAGAAACTGGTTGCGTGGTTTGCCAGAACGTGCCTGAGACTGGGAATGTCGCTCCTGTTGCCGGGGAGACCCATAGTGGGTTGGTAGCGCTCGGCGCTGCACTAAGTATCTGCGTGAGGTTGACGTTGCCACCGCCGCCACCGCTACCGGATCCGCCCCCAGCTCCGGTCGGCAGACCAGTACCCCCGGAAAACACCACGACGTTCGATGCGGAGTCACCAGCTTGGTTGATACAGGCGGTATGCGTGTTGGAGCCGACCGTGAAAGCAAGCCAACTTCCCGGCTGGATGACGTTCTCACTGGCAACCGCCGTCCCGGCGCCGACCGAGAGTTCGCACGAGACCGCAGTCGTGCCGGTATTGAACGCGATATCGACGGCGCCAGTCGGAAGCGCTGCGTCATGCGACGTCGCATTCGATGTCAGATTGGCGTAGCTGCCTCCGGGCGCAAATCCGGCAATGCTGGCGCTGACGCTAACCGTCGCATTGACGCAAAGAAGCCCGTTCGCATCGATGGTGAAGGGGCCCGGCCGGTTTTGCGTCGACGTCGACGGCTTATAGGCGACCGGCGGCGATCCGCAGGTAGTGATCGCATAGCCCGTCACATTGCCGAAGCCGCCTTGTGCGAAGGCGGGATTCGACCAAGCGGCGAAGGCAATGCCGATGGCGGCGAGAACGATCAATAACCTGCGCATCGTTATTTCTCCGGGATCATTTTGACGGCGAGGTCACCGCTGGCGGAGCCGCTGGGGCAGTTGCTGCCGCAGGGGGAGGGGCCGGCGGCGGCTCGGCGGGAGCGGACGGCGAAGCGGGCGGCTCTGGAGCCGGAGCGGTAGCCGGCGGCGCGGGCGGTCGGTTTTGTTCCTGGACCTGTATGACGAGCCGCTGGATCAGCGAATTAACCTCTTTCCAGGGTTTTTCGGCTAGTGTGTTAAGCAACAATTGCGCGTCTTCTTGAGTTACCATCAACTGCACGAGCTTGCCGTCCGCGCGCGCTGCTCCTGCAAAACTGCCTACGATTGCCGCCGCAAGCAAAATCCTACGCATAAGAAGTCTCCTTGTGTTGTCGCTACGAAAAAACTCTCAGCCCTGACCGGCGACCGCCGCCGGCGTACCGGCCGCAGCTCCTGCTCCGGCGACATTCATCGGCGCGGCCGCTGGCTCGCCGCCAGGCGTTCCGGCGCCGGGCCCGGCTTCCATCTCGTTTGATTGGCGCTCGGCCATCTGCGCGAGTTCTTCCTGGTGCGCCTTGTTCATATCCTCACGCGCCTTGGCGTGGCGGACATGGGTTTCGCCGCGCTCGCGCGAGTGGCGCTCGTGCACTGATTCCTCGCCGCCCTTGGCTTCGCCTTTGTCCTCTTTCTTTTTTCCGCCGTACCAATCGCGCTTTTTCTCGGCCATGATCGATCTCCGTTGTTGAGGCGCTAGTGTTTCTCGCCGTACCACTTGTCGGAACGGGATTTATCGCTCTTGTTCTCGCCGCCGTGATGCATGCCTTTAAGCGTATGCGCCAAAGCGGCCATTCGCGCGATGCGCGGGTTGCTTGAGTTGCGCGCGGTTGCAAGCTTTGCTGCGGGAATCTTTTCGCCCTCCGGGACGCCCAAGGCACGGTGCAGAGCCCCAGGGTGCTTGATCGCGCCGGCGATCCATTTCTTATTTTTTGCCATACCACTTCTCGTTGCGGGATTTGGTCGGTTTGCCGCTCTTAACCTTAGCTGGGAGCTTGCCGCCAGGATCGGCGGCGGCGAATTCGGCGGCAGCCTTTCCCTCTTGGCCGGGCTTGTCTTTGTTCGCCCAGGCCCATCGGCGTTGTGCTTGGCTGACCGGCGGCATCGGCGATTACTGCTGGTAGCCGCCCATATTCACGTCGACCGCTGTCGCCGAACCATCGGCCGTGGTCGTTACCGTGATCGCCGTATTCACGGCACTCGCCGGAATGCAGGGATTGAAGCTTCGCGACATGGTATTGCCGGCCGCCGATGCGCTCATCTGGTAGGTGAACGAATTGCCGATCAGGCCTGCCACAACGATCGGTCCAACGGCAGCCGTTCCGCCGATGACCGACACGTCGAAGGTGCAGAGATAGTTGGTCACGTTTGCCGTCGCCGCAAGCGTGCCCACGACCGCGCCCGTGGTGCCGGCCCCGACCGCAGTCAGCGGCGTAGAGGCCGCAGGATATTGCGACACGAGCGCCGGCGTTGAGCCATAAGCCGGGGGGCCAGGGGGATTGACGGGCGCCGAAAATGCCTGGATGCCGGCGAAGATCGATACGCCGATTACGAATGCGGCGCCCGCCATCAAACGGATATTCTGGAAGAGTTTCATTTGCGTTATCGCCTTGCGGCGCTCCTGTTAAAGTCGAATGGGCCGGTTCTGCGAACCTTCCCCGAGACTGTGGCGGACTCTGACTTGGCGACTATGCGCTTCGCCGATCTTTCCGACATTTCATGACCATCTCGGTTCGGGCATCCCCTAAAAGATGCCGCTGGGGGCCTTGCGAGCCTTACCAAGCCCTCTGGGTATAACTCATGGCGTCGGGGGATTGCCCCCGAGCGGACTCGTTACGGGCGACGTAGCGCCGGCGCGGCGTGCACCACGGCTCTGTCCCGGATTCGGGCCGTGCAGATGGCCGGGACCGCGCTCGTTCATCTGTGCAACCTTGGCGCCTAGAATCGGCGATGCGGAGCCCTGACCGGATTGCGGAGCGAAGTTGTGCGACATGCCGGGCAGCGAGCGGGCGTCCTTGCCATCGCGGCGCAGCTTGATCTCCTCGCACAGCGAGATCAGCGCTTTCTGATAGGCGATCGGATTGAGGTCGGTCACCCGCGGATCCTTGGCCAGCATAGTGGCGGCTTCCGCCATGTCCTCGATGCCGTAGAAAACGCGGCCCTGCGGCAGGCTCGTGGCCCATTTGGCCCAGCGCAGGCCTGCAGCACGATTAAGCGGCTCGACATATTGGTTGGGGACGCGCTCGAGCACGATGATCGAGCCTTCCGCATACCAGGTGCCCGAGGTGCCTTCGCCATAGAAGCCATCGGCGACGCAGCGGTAGCAGGGGCTGCGTTCCTGGATGATCTCGTTGCCGTCGCGCATGGCGAACACTTCCGGCAGATCGCTGAAGCCGTATCTGGCGAGCAGCGCCAGATCGCCGTCGGCCGATGCCTCCAGTTCGGTTGCTCTGGTGGTTTTCTCGTTCATGACCTTTATCCTTCAAACTGAAACTCGGGGAAAAAGCTGCAGCGGGCATTACCGCTGCAGAGGAGGACAAGCCGGGAGGCGTCAGCGCCCCGGCCTGGCGGAGGGTTAGTAATTCGCGGCGTATTGGCCCAAACTAGTCTGCGCGGAAGTGCCGCCCAGGTTGATGTAGCCGGTGACGGTCAAGCCGGTGAAGTTCGATCCGGCGACGATATAATCGAGTTGGAGGAACCGCGGCAAAGCATTGCCGGATTGCCGGCGCGGCAAGTCGAAAGCGCATACCCGGATCGAGGCGAGGATATTGGCGAGCGGGATGGCACCGGTCTCGATATAGGTCACGAACGTGAGACCGGAGATGGTGCCGCCGCCGTTGTCGGGTGCACCTTGCAACGCAACCTGCAACGAGGTTGCCACCGCCGGCGTGCCGGTTCCGGAGAAAACCTCGATCGTGGGCGTCCCAACGCCGCGGCCGAGGCCGAGATCCTCGCCGAAATAGGTCGCATTGCCGATGATCGAATTCGGCGGAACGGTATAGGTGCCGCCAGAGGTCGCGATCAAGACGCCGTTGAGAATGTCGTAGCAGTTGGTCGAGACAGCCGAAGCCGTGACCGCCTGCGCGCTCGACAGCACCAGGTTTTGGTCTTGGAGTGCCATGGGAGTTGGTCCTGTGAAGGGGTGAAGTGCTGACGGCGGCTCATCCGCCGCCAGCGTTGCGGTTTAGACGACGCGCGCTTCGGTATTGAGGAGCGAGTCCTGCACGCCGATCGGCACATTGCGCCAATTGACGATCGGCCGTCCGGCATAATCCGTCGGCGACAACAGCACGTTCTTGTCGCGGATAGCTTGGATGTCGAGCGAAGCCCGCACGGTACGGTCGCAATAGATCTTGAGCCGGATGGCCGGGGCCATCTTGTCCGGAGCATCGGTCTTGGTGATGCCAGAGACAGTGCGGCCAGCGGTCGGCAGCCGGACGATCGCACGCGCCAGGATGGCGAAGAGATCGGGGGGCGTCGGGCCGAGCAGTCCCGCAGTCGTGGTGTCGATGTTGCAGAGGCGAACGGTATAGCGCCAATCCTCGACCACCAGGCCGAGCTGCCACTGAAACAACGACGTGTAGGCTTCGAAACGGTTCTGGCTGGCATCGAAGCCGGGCACGATATCGCCCTTGTCTTCGAACACGAGGCCGCCCTTGGAGCCTTTCGGGTAGATGCCGTAGGCAGTCGAATCGCCCCAGCCGATCATCCAGATGGAGGCATTGCTGGAACCTGTCCCACCACAATCGAATACGTTGACGGCGTTCTGGGCTGTAGCGGTCGAGACCGTGTTGAAGAACGGTGCCCAGCCGGTGAACTGCTCGGGCGTTGTCCAGGAATTGCCGTAGCACAGCGTAGTCGACTGTTGCTGCGAAATTCCTTCCATGTGCGCGACGTCCTCTTTTTCGCGCCGCACACTTTCCTGGCCGCCGAGTTTGCAGAGCTCCTTGTCGACCTGCGAGTAATCGCGCAGCAGCGACATGCCGAATTCGAGTTGTGCGGCGTTGGATTTCGAGTAGGGCGTTCCCTGGTAGTAGCGGATATAGGTGCCCTTGGGCAGCGCAGTGCGCACCGTGGTGACGTGCGTGGTGAGACCATTGGCCTCGACCATCGGCATATCGTCGACCATTTCGTTGCATTGCGAGAGCAGCTCCGCCATGTCGGCGATTTTGCCGTCGGGATCCGTCATGCGCCCGATATCGGCAAGCGTCAGATAGGCCATGGGGTCGACTCCGTAAGATCATGCCTCGGGCATGACCGGAATCGCGCTGTTCTCCATTGCCGCGGAGAGTGTGAAAAATGGAAACGCTAACGAAAGAAACCGGCTTACGAGGTTTGGGCGCCGCCTAAATCTGGGCTCTTATCGTACCAGCCGCGATTGCCTGGACCCTTTTGGATCTTCGGCGCTTTCGGGAGGCTCGGCACGATTCCGTCTTCGAAGATGTTCAAGGCCTTGCCGATATTGTGCAGAAGCCGGACTTGCTCGATGAAGTTGCCCATGCCGTTGTTCGTGGTGTGAGCGAGGTAAACCCGCGCCTGTTCGGGCGAGAGAAATTCCTCAACCACGGCTTTGGCCATGGACAGCGACGTCTCGAGGCGGCTGCCTCCCAACTCGGGATTCTTCCGCAATTCCGTCTTCCAGGTATCGTTGAGCGCGTCCCATACACGACGCTGCTCGGTACGCGCACGCTCGGCATCGCCTTTGCGCTCTTCGACGTAGAGGTCGAGCAGCTTTTGCGCGTCCTCTTGCGGAATCTGGCGAGCACCGATGATATCGGTGAATTTCGCAACTTCCTTGTCGTCGAGCTTGATGCCGTCGGGAACCTTGAACGCTTCATACTTCAACGGAGCCGGGGGCGCTATGGCCGTGGCTTCTTTCGCCGGGTCGGGCGCCTTGGCTGCGTCATCTGCTTTGGCATCGGCAACCTTGTCCGCGGGCTTGTCACCCTCGGGCTTGGCGTCTTTGCCATCGGCAGCTTTGTCAGCTTCGGCCGGAGCCGGCTTGGTATCCGAGCCAGCCTTGGCGTCGACCGTAGGCGCTTTCGCGTCCTTGGCGTCGGCTTTGGGCTTGCTCTTAGCCGCCTCGAGGAGAGACGGTTTGGATTCGGGGGGAGCTTTATCGGCTGCGGCAGGTGCCGCGCCATCAGTCTTTGCAGGCGGCGCAGCGGGCGCTGCCTCGGCCGGCGTGGCCGGTGCCGACGCGCCGGGGCTCGTAGAAGCTGGCAAAGCCGCGTCCGTCGCGGCAATAGGCGACGCCGATGGGGAAGAATCCCCACTCGGCTGCGCCGCAGCGGCAGGGGCTGCCGCCGGCGCCGGAATAGGGCTTGCAGCGGGCGCAGCGTCAGCCGCTGGAACTGGCGTGCCAGGGGCCGCGTCAGGCGCGGCGTAATAGGGCAGATAGCGATCGTGGAATTTCGATAGCATCCGAATCACCCAGAGGGATTTTCCTTAGCACATTTTCAACAAAGTATTTACTCGTTCGGCATTTTCGGCGGCACATGGCCGGGATAACCGGCCGGAGGCGGCAGATCCTGCACGGCCAGCATCTGCTCGGCGCTTGGCGGCTCATCGCGCTCACGGCGCGAACGCTCCTCTTGCCGGCGGACAGCGTCGAGCCTGGATTCCTCCTCGCGCTGCTCCTTGATCATCTGCACATAGAGATCAGGCGACGCGTCCATGGCCATGACCATCAAGCGCTTGCCGACGTTCTCCTGGCCTTGGTTGAATGCCGAGGTGTGCGAGTTCTCGCCGGCAAAGGTGTCGCCGTAGATGTGGCAGCCCTCGAGGAAACGATAGAGGAAGGCGCGGCCGTGCTTATTGTGCATGAGCGTGCGCAGCACGTCGGCGTCTTCGCGTTTCTTGCGGGCGACGTCGCGCGCGGCATTGTCTTGCGCCCGTGGATCGGTAGCGTCGAATGGTTCGGGCGGTCCTTGATCGTCAGCCATAGGTGACGGACCGCGGCGGCTGGGCCGGCACTTGCCCAAGCGATGGCGTCTCCGCCAATTCCGCCCAGGCGAGGAATGCCTTGATCATCCTATAGTCGGCGCCGAAGTTGGTCACCTGTAGCCAGTCGAACAGGCCGGGCAGATTGCGCGCGGTGGTGAGGAAGTGGTTGAGTTCGAGCAGGAGCGGGGCAATCCGGTTCTTGATCTCGGCTATCTTGTCCGGTCCACCGAAATAGCGGATCGAATGCTCGTTGGCCTTGGCGCCAGGCGAAGCCGCTAAAGCCTCGCGCATTTTGCTGCGCAGCGAAAGCGGAATGCCCTCGAGCAGAGCCTTGCGGAAGGCAGCATCGACGGCAGCGTCGACGTGCACCATGCCGTTCTCACGGACGGTCCGGAACGGTAACTTATTGAGTTCGCGAACACGATCGCGCAGGAAGGCGTCGCGAAAACTATCTTCGCTCATCGCGGCCAAACCACCCGCTGGGCCCAATCGGAGAGCGTAAGGGTTGTTCCGCTCGGCAACTTAAACCTGTGGCCTTTGAAGGCGCGCTCGATCACACCCATGGCATGGCGAATATCGTCGCGCTGCTTTTCCACCATCGGCAATACCCTGATCAATCTCCCGAGTGCGTCAAAGGCCGCTTGCGCTTCCTTCAGGTGTCGGTGGCGCGGAAGCTTCGGCTTTTTCAAAGGAACTCCGCCCTCAAGAATGCGTAGCGTCCTATGTTTGCGCTTACCTTTTTTCATGGCTTGGCCCGCGGCGATCCGTCGGCGTTTCGCGTCAGTGCAACATTGATCCACATTGCCGTCTCGCGGATGCGCCGCAGGATATAGGTTTTGTCGGGACCGTCATCGAGCGCCTGATCGATGGCCGCGGCATATGAGGCCGAAAGCCCGCGCAGATGCGCCATTACATCGACTTGGCCTGTGGTCGGCTTCAAATATTCAAAGGTGGAAGGGTGCAGCGTTGTCATGGTCATAGCCTCCATCGCCCCCGGCCGGCAAAGCCCAGGCGCGACGAACCGGGGGAAGCGATGGACACTTCACCGGGGACGATGGAGATCCGGGTAAGAGTGCATCGCGCTGATAGACCCCGCATTTGCCGCACGGGGGAAGTTTCATTGCCTCGTCAAATGCTCCGGCAGAATCAGCGACATTCTCGCGGCGAGCGCCTTGCGCTTGGCAAGTGCCTGGTGACCACGCAGCTTGCGCGCCATTTCGTCAAGCACGTCGGCCATGCGCGTCCACCACATATCGCCACGATGACAGGTCGCGAGCTGGCGGCAACCACCGGCAGCTTGGATCACGCCATCGAGGAAGCGCTGGCGGCATTGCTTCCACGGCAGCGGATCGCCGCGCACTTCGCCCGTTTCCTTTTCCTTCATGGTGAGACCGAGGCGGGCGTATTGGACGCAAATCAATCGCGCCTTGTCGAAGCGCACCAAGTAGCCGCGCCATACATCAGCGCTTTCCGGCTCGTGCTTGATCAGATGCGCGCAGGAATCCGAGATCATGCGCAAGCCCTCGATCACGCGCTCGTAGGATTCTTTCTCGAGCATGAGCGTGCCCTGGCGGATCGGATCGCCTTGGGCATCGACTTCGATCAGTTGTTTGGGCGCTTCGGCCGGGGTGCCGTCGGGCGCGAGGATTTTGTCGTCAGTCATGCGAGTTCCCGCTTGAAGTGAATGAAATGCCGCATACCGTCCTTCGGATTCTGGCCGGTCACCACATAGAACGCTTCCCAGCCGTCAGCGCCTTTCTCGTTGAGGAAGGCGATCATGCCGGAAAGGCCACCTTCGTCTTTCCAGGGAATGATATCGTATTCGAAGACGCGGCGGAAAGCGCTGGGCTCAGAGACGGGATAATCGTCGACACGCTGGCTTGGCAAGCCGTGGGCAATCGGAACGGTCTTCTTGCCGTCCCAGGTCGCAACCTGCCGAACGTCGGCGAGAGGCGGACCGCCAGCTTGGCCGGGTTGCCCGTGCAGATTAGGCAGCGGCGGCTTATCGTTGCCTTTCAGCGCGCTCAGTTCGTTACCTTCGTCGTCGGTCAGCGCCATGAGCTATTTCATCCTTATCCAACAAAAAAGGGCTTCCGGCGTGATCCGCCGAACCAACTAGAATTGCCGTTAGATAGCGGGGAAGAGCAATGACGCCCTTCCCCGCCTTTCGCTATCCTGATGGTGCAACCCGAATCAGGAGCGAAAATCATGCCCGTCTCTCCGATGCCAGAGCGGCTTCTATTAGCCCGACCTTGTCCTTACATCGCCCCAGACGATTTAAGGTTTGAAGGCTTAGTCCCCTTGCAAGCCCCGATACATCATCATTGCAACAGCCCCGTGGCGCCAGGCGCAGCGCCACCCTGGCCGGCGGCGATCTGCAGAGCGTTGAGGAGGCCGCCAGTATCGATCTGGCTGGCGTCCTTTGCGGCCGAAGCAACTGCCGGGGCGGTATGCGTTGCGGCTTGCATCGCCTGCGCCTTCTGCGCGGCTTCCTGATTGGCCTGGTTGCGCGCGGCCTTGATCTGCTTGACTTCGTCGTCGCCGCGCATGTCCTTTTTCGGGAAGTTCGATTTTTCGAGATAGTCGCGAAGCCATCCGGTCTTGTCGATCACATCGCCGGGACGCTCGTCGGGATAGGACTTATCCAGTTGCGTTGCGATCGTCATGCCGCGTTCCATGGTGGCGCTCTCGGCCGCGCGCTGGGCAACGGCGATCATCGAGTCGAATTCGATCTCGAGGGGAATGCCGATCAGGCTCGGCGGCTTTGCCGGAAGGAGCTGGCGGCGATTGAGGATGGCGATCACGCGCAGGATATCGTCGTGCAACTCGTTCTCGATGCCTTCGACCACCGGGCCGAGCACTTGCAGCTTTTCGCCGCGGCGTTCGGCGATCTCCAGCTCGTTGCGCGGCTGTACCCCTTCGATGTTATCCATCATCTGGAACAGGTCGTTGAAGAACCACTTGCCGCAGCGGGCTTCGATCTTCTCGATCAGCGCGCTCATGTGCTCGATATCGAGACGGATATCGTAGATCGACTTCATGCCCTTCGATATGTCGGCGGTAAAGGTCACCTTGCCGGGGTTGATCGAGGAGGGCTGGTTTTTTAAGGAGTTGTCGGCGAGCATCGGCGGCCGCACCAGCTTGTCGATCGCTTCCGCCTGGCGCACGGTCATGAGGTGAAGCTGCAGGATATCGGGCAGCGCATCCATCCCAGGGGAACGGCCATAGGCATCGTTCGATGTGGTCGACCAGCGCGGCGCGATGAACGGCTTCTGCCGGAAGCCGCGCATGGATAGCGGCTTGGCGCTATAGCGGCCCCATGTCCAGTAATACTCACGATAGGTGAAGTTGCCGGGGATGACGCCGAGATTTGGGGCTTGCCCTGGCATCGATGCCGAGAAATTCGGCTCGATGGCGTGGGCGATAATGATCTCGGTCTCCAGCCCGGCGCCCTTGTTCTCCCAGAGCTCGGCGACGTCGGGCGGGCAGTTCTCCAGCCCGAACATCTGCACGCATTGCATCACGGTCAGGTTGAAGGTGCGGTAGAACGAGTTGATGCGGAAGTCTGATCCGGCGCCGAGGTAATACTCACCAGCGCAGGGATTGTAGCAGCGGATGATATCGTCGCGATCCTCGTACATGATTTTCGGCGCGGTGCCGAATACGATCAGATCCTCGAACATCTGCGTTGCGGACTGATAGTAATTCGAGCCCGAGAACACGCGATAGATCATGTCCTCGACTTGCTCGAACCAAAGTTCGGCGGCACGATCAGGCTTATAGTTACGGATCCCCGGTTTGATTTTGAACCATGGGCGCGAGGAGCTCATGATGCCGGAGCGCATGCCGGCAGTACAGACGCGCACGGCCTGGGCGCCGGTCGGATCCTTGATCGCCTGGTTGATCGCCAGGCCTCTCGACATTGTGTTAGGGACGATCAGCCAGTGATAGCGGCGTGGTAGGATCGCCTCGGCAAGCTTGGCCCAATGCTCCCACCAGGAGAGGCGCCAATTCCTTAGCGCGTAGAGCCGTTGCTCGAGCTCGAGGCGGAAGTCTGCCCAGCCCTTCTTATTGTCGTCCGCGTACCACTCTTGCTTGGCAAGTGCCGGTGCCTGCGCCAGCAATGAGGCCGACGCCATTTCGTAATGAGCGACGGCGTCAGCGTCGAAGCGATCGGCGGCGTAAGCCATCGGTATCTCTCAGAATTAGTGGATGGTGCGCGGCATGCCGAATTGCTGGTCGAGTATGTGATCAGGCGCGCCGCTGGCCCACGCTTCGACGCGATCAAGCCAAAGCCGCTCGCAATCTTCACAGCGGTCCGTGAAGTATTGGATTTCTTCAGCAGTCAAGACGGGGAGATTATCCCCTTGCGCCAAGTGCCGGGCGAACCCATATACGTTGCGCCGGAACAACACCAGGCAAAGAATCGCCATGTTTGGCGGTGTAGAAGCCGGAAATCGCTGGACCGAGTCAGCT